ATAAATCATAACTACATACACAAATAAATAATAAAAATAATAATAAATAATAATTTTTGGGTTAGGGATATAATCTAATGAATATTAATGTCCCTAACACCCTAACCTTATTAATATGATGATAATATATATATAATCATATTAATAATAATATTTATGATGATAACCATCATAAACATAAAAAAGAATATTTTATAAAAATGTATATATATTATAAATTTTTTATAAAAATGTCCCTAACCCATAAATATTTATTATAAAAATGTCCCTAACCCTAACCCATAATAATATATCCATTAGATGTATTATTATAAATTAATAAATTGTTTATTATTATTATGATGATTAACATCGTAATAATAAAAAATAAAATGTCCCTAACCCTAATCTATAAATAAATATTTATTATAAAAATGTCCCTAACCCTATAAATTAATATTATGGTCTAATGGATTATTGTTTGATCTAATTGTTCTAGGTTCTTGAACTCTATTAAAATCAGGCGGTTCTGATAGATCATTAATATACATATAATAATCTTTATCAAATTCATATAAAATTTTATTAAATTGATTTTCATCAACTTTTTCAAAATCATACATTGAAACATTATGAGGATTTATTTTATAATCTTTAAAAACCTTATTCATAAACATACTAAAAATATTAATTGTAAATGATGAATTAAAATGATTAATTTTTGCCCATTCTTTAATCATTGTATATATTTCATTTGTTTTATATTTATATCCTTGTAATCTTTCGGACTTTAAAAATATGTATTTATAATATGATGGTTTATCTTCTAAAGATAACATCTTTTTATATTCTGTTTCTGGTGGTGTATCTCCTATTTTATATGTAATAGTATATTCTTTAAAATATTTGAATAATTTATTAATTTCATCTTTATCATTAATATATGATGTATATTCATCATGATTTGTCATTTTCTCCTCTATACAATGAACCATAAACATTCTACGATCACCTTTTTCAATTTTGAATGCATCTCTATTATTTGTAGTAAATATATAATTATTACAATCTTTAATCCTTACTTTATCTTTTCCTTTATGTTCTAAATTTAAAGTCTCACGGGTGATTGATGCTTTTAATTTATCATTAACTGCTTGGGCTTTTGCTGTAATTTCATCTCCATAAACTAATAATTTATTACATATATTTGAGTTAAAATTATTAACAACATCATCAATACAATTAATTTCTGCTACTAAATCAGATGTTATTATTTTCTCAATACCTAAAATCAAATCATTTTTTCCACTTCCTTTTGTTTCACTATATAATACAATCGCCGTGTTTGTCTTCTTATATGGTTTTTGGATAATATGTGCTATCCATTGTTTTATATATTCATAAACCATTTTATCATTGCTTAATCTTTTTAAATGTAATAAAAAAGGACTATTTTCATCACATGGTTCTGCATCATCATGTTTAAAACCTTTAAATGTATTATACATTTTAACATCTTTCACTTTTTCAAGATCTGGTTCAAAATCCATATAATCATAAACTCGCTTTTCTGGATCTTCTTCCCAAATTTTAGAATATGGAACTGATTTAATTTTTCCTTTTTCATCTTCTTCTTCTATCATATAATCACCTTTTGCCCATACTCCTAATTTTTGAGAATCAACTAATTGAATTCCTCTTTCATCTTCAATACCGAAGCATATAGGATTTTTAAGTTTAAAAACATGTTTTTCAAATTTTTGTTTCATGGTTAAACATTTATTATTTGTAAATTTTTCTTTCATTTTTTCTTTTGATGCTTTCTCTCTTTCTTCAGGATATAATTCATAAAATGTTTTATATATACTTTTAATCGTTAGTTTCTTTTCTGATGCTTTCGGTTTATGTTGATACCATCTTTTCCTTAAATCTTCTTTATTATAACCTTTTATTTTGGATGATATATCATCAAATATTGTTAAACCTTCACAACTTCCATTTGATTCATTATAAATAATAAACATTAAATTAATCCATTCATTATATGATTCATAATAATTAATTTTAATATCCATAATTTTAAAAACCATATTTGATAATTTATTAAGGTCTGTTTCCTCAGTTGGATTTGAGTCAGTTGGTCTTTTAACTTCTTCATTAATTGTAATTTCTGGGATCGTCCATTTGCATTTTTTGAGATTATTTTTATATTGAACTAAAAAATCAATTGGTTCGCCTTTTTTAATTGTATGTATATTTGTTTTAATTTCATTAGTTTGGTTTGGTAGTCTAAACCATGATTTTTTATAAATACCAGTATCAATTTTTATTTTACCATATTTTTTTTGAATAGTATTTTCCATAAATTGTTTTAAACTTTTCATATTAGAACACATTAAAGGAATAACCCAATGAGATCCATGATCATCTTTACCATCTACTGTTTTAATGCTATGAGTAAATGATATTTGATTATTTTCAATATCAAATTGTTCAATAATATCTCGTAAAATATCCATTACTTCACCAGTTGATTCGCAGTGGTCAATATCTCCAAAAACTAAACAATCCTTATCTGGATTTAATAAAATATGATATTGTTCATTATTGTTTAGGTCTTCTTCTTCAATTTTACATCTGATATCATCAGTAATGTTTGTATTTGAAACAAAATAATTTTTTACTTTAAAAACTTCAGGCATTATATATATATATATAGAAATTAATTTTCTTTTAAATAGTTTTTTTTAAATATTTTTTATTTTTTAATTTAAATTAATTTAAAAGAAAATATTTTTAAACTATTTAAAAATTAATTTCTTATATATATATATATAATGGAAATCACTCAAAATAATATCTCAAATGAACAAAATATTAAAGCAACTAAAACAACACCAGCACAAAAAAAAGCAGTTTCAAAATGGATGAAAGAGCATCCCGAAAAGGCATGTGAATATGCCCGTAATCTATATAATAAAAGGTTCAAGAAGATCCTTTATACAGACAAAAATTATCAGAACGGGTTAGGCGTAATAAAATAATCAGAGACGCCATTAAAAAAGGTATAGAAATTCCAGAAGTAATTGAACAACCTGCAGAAGTAAAACGGGGAAGACCCCGTAAATACAATTAATTAATTTTTTTTTATTATAATTAACAATTATAATAAAAAGAATTTCTTTATTATTAATATAAATGAATAATAAAAAATTAAAGATCATAATAATTAAATATGAAAAACCATATAAAGAAAATGATTTAAAGAGTAGAATAAAGATGACGCCAGAACAGCAATTAATAAAAGATATATTCAATCCAACGGGATTATTTACTAATCCTAATCGTCCATTGAAGGTATAAACGCTTCACTTTGTGATAAAATAACTTTAGGATAAGTTTTAAAGATGGTAATCCATCGGGACTTCATTTTTTTAACTTTTTGAATTTCTTTTTTATCCATTCCAAGATATGCATCAAGTAAATATTTTAATTTAGCACCTCCCATTGTGGCGACAAAGATAGTGATTGAGTGGCACTCATTCAAGATCAGTCTTGTGTCATGTGAGTTTGTCGGTAGATGATAAGTTATAATAGCAGATGTTTTTGTATGCCGTCCAGTTTGTAGAATACTATTCATTAAAGTCCATATTTTATTTTTCAATCCTTTTTTTAAATTATCAACATCATCAAAAATAACGAGTGATTCTTTTAATTCATCAATAGTTATATCATCATCATTAATAAAATCATCATCTAATTTTACTTTCTTTAATCCTTTTACAAGATCTAATGATCCTTTATCCTCACTTAAAGCACTAAACAAATAAATGTTTCTTTTCGGATATATTGCCTTATATTGTAAGCAATATTGAGCGGTATAATATGATTTACCACTTCCAGATTGACCTGTAATATATAAAATATCTCTTTCCTTATTTACATTTGGCACATGCTGAAAACTTTCTCCTTCTTTTAGTTTAATCTCTTTATATTCCTGTCTCGCACCGTTTCCAATACATAATATAGGAATATTCTTTCCTTTTGTTCCCTGTATAATTGCTATTTTATCTCCTTCATTCTCAAAGTTGAGCATAATTTATATGTTATATATATAATATATAAATTATTTATAAATTTTTTTTAAATTATAATATTTGGATTTTTATTTATAAAATCTAGCGTATCTTTTTGAATAAGATCATTTAATTTCTTCATTAATTTTTCAATACTATCCAAATCGTCGGTCAATTGAAAATTTAATTTTACATCATTTAATTGATTCATAATAACCATTATATTTTTATTAAAATCTTCTTTTTTAACTGGTCTAAATGTCTGTTCTTTCATTAATATCATTGTTTCAAGTTCTGATTTAATTTTATTCATATATCCTGTTTTACTATTAAAGAAGTCCATTAATAATATGAGATCTTTTTTATATTTATTCTTATCAAGTAATAATTTATATGAAAATACTCTTTTTAATGCTTTATAATAATTTTGTTTAACATCATAGTATTCATAATATGATTTTTTTATTTCATTTAATAAATGATCTTTCTCTGTATCATGTTTAAAAAAATTAGCATCATCACCAATTTTTATATAATAATTTTCACTGAACTCCGTCATTAAACCATCTACAATACTCACAATATCCATTTTCATCATAGTTTTTTGAAGAATACAATCAACAAAATTAATTTTTCGTTTATTACTCATAATTTTATAACCATTAACCATATCTTTATAATTCCATCTAAGAGGTTCGCCATTATAATCCATTCCACATTTAAAATCAGTAATCCATATTTTTTTATTACTATAAGCATCATCAAATTTCTGTAAAAAAACCTTATATAGATACTGTTTTATATTTTTAGCACTCTTATTTTTTTTCTTGTATAACTCCATTAGATCATAGTCATTACGGTATTTTATTTTTTTTAAAGTAGCACTACCGATGACACTATATTCACCATCAATTGATAATAAATTAAAAATTTCTTTTAGTTTATCATTATATTTATAAACTTTATCAAAGTAATTCATATATATATATCTTATATAAAAGATTTATAATAAATATTTTGTAATTATTTGTTTTTGTGCTGGTGTAAATCTACCACTATCAATATATACTGGTAAATTGCCCCCCTTCTTACTTTTCCGTCCTGCTCCAATATTACGGGGTTTTCGTCCTGTTAGTGGTTTCATTCCCGATCCTATAGTTGGATTAACTATTTGATTATATTGTTTAATTAATTCAAGACCATCTGACAATCCTAATTGTGAAATACTCCCCGAGAATTTATTCCTTTTTAAATATTCTTGTAATGATAATTTTGTAATTTCTTTTTTACTATTCCGTGGAATATCTTCTAGTCTCAAAATAACTGGATTTTTTGGAAATCCGTATTCTTTACCATTAAATGTTAATGATTTTTTTTGTGGTGGTGGTGGTGGTTTTGGTAGTAATGGGGCGGGTGGTGGTGTTGAAGGTGGTGGCGGTTTTGGAAGTGGTCTTGCTGGTAGCGGTGGCGGTATTTTTGGCGGTGGTAGTTCCTCCGCTTTTGTTTCTTCTGCACCCGCTGGTCCTGCTTTTGCTTTTGCTTTAATTTCTTGTAATTTCATAACACCTAATTCAAATAATGCTTGGTTATGTAATCGTTTCTCAAGATTTTTCACAAACTTTTTATTTTTAATTGTCCGATAATCATAACCTAATCCTTTATTTAAATTATTAATTATTGCATCATACATCTCTTTAATATCTTCCTCATTATTTACTTCTTTATTTATAAACCCTTTAACATCAGTTATACCGAAATCTTTAAATATGGTTTGCTTTCTATTATTATCATCAAACCACTTAAATAGTCCCTCAATCTTTTCATAAGGAACTGAAGGATTAACTTCTGTAAAAGGAACTGAAGGAACTGAAGGATTTAATAATTTAAATTTTGGATTCTCTTCTAAAAAGTGCTTTAATAATGCAATTTTTGTAAAATCCTCTTGTTGTGCTCTACTTGTAAATTTTCGTTTTTCTTTTATTAATCCATCCATTGTTTTAAATGTTTCTGTATTAAAATCTTTTGTATAAGATGCAATCCATTGATTAAAAGCGTCTTGTGTTTTTGGATTCATGTTCCTTTGTAAATATAATTCCAGTTCGCCTTCTTCTTTAGTTGTTATATCTTTATCAAAAAATGAAATTAATTTTTGAAATCTTTTATTTTGTTCTTGTTCAATACCTTTTCTTTCAAGTTCTTCGTTAATTCCTTTAGTTTTCTCATCATCAAATTTAAATTGTAATTCATTAACTCCTTCACTATATAGTGGTATATCCTCACCCTCAATAATATCAAAAGTATAAAAACCAGTTAGATCTTGTCCAAATTTGAGTAATGTGTTAATTTTATCAATCATATTTATTAAACTGGATTTTGTAGCAGGATCAAATAAACTTTTATCACTCATAAAACTAAGTATTAATTTTGTTCTTTTATGAATTTTTTCCATAATGCCATTAATTAATTCAGTATCTTCAATATCAAGACTACTTTTAAATTGTAATAATGATTTAATTTCTGCAGTTGCTTTATCAACAATATTATTAATCTTTGTAATAGTTTGTAAAATAGGATTATAACGCCTTGCACTTAATTCAAAAATATCCTCTTCTGGTTCTGGTGCTTCATCTGCTTCTATTTCGTCTAGTTCATTCTGTCCTGTAAAATCTAATTTATCTCTATATGATTGAACTAATGATTCTAATAATGGTAATGTAGCAACTGAACCAATTTGATTTTTAAATTCAGAATTTAATGAATCATTTTGTCTTTTTGCTCCTCCTAAAATTTTCCTTTTATTTGGAACTGATAATTTTGTAAAAACATTATAATAAAATGTTTTCTTCTTTCTTAATTCTCCCTCAGTAGTTCCTTTATCAAGTATTGCACTGACTGGTTGCGGGTCTTCATCATCTTGTGATGATGCTACTAAAATTGATAGTGGTAGTGGTGGTGGTGGTGGTTCTTCTTCATCAGAATCAACAAATGAACTTAAAGATGGGACAGATGATGGAAAAGGTGGGTCTGCTCCTCCATACATAACATTAACGGGTTGATAACGAAATTCATTATTATAATCTTTTGTATGGCGATTACCTTCTAATTCTTGAACTTTATTAAAAAATGAATTCATTTTTTTACTATAAAATTTTTTAGTTCCAAATCCCGCTCCAACTTTAGGGGCATTACCTACCCCAACGAATGCAATAATCTCATCTAAATAATTTAATACATTACTCATATAATTTTTAAAATCCGATAGTTTTCCATCTACTTTTTGGTCTATGGTTTTTACTCCAGTTTCTTCTTGTGCTTCCTTAACAAATTTATCATTAAAACCTTTCATGATCTCTCGTGATGCTTTAAAAACAGAATTATCTAAATCATCAAAAACATATGCATCTTTAATTGAAGGCATAATTTATTATTATATATATAATATAATAATAAATTTTTTTTAAAATAATAACTTTTTCTTAATTTTTTATATTATTTCTTTCTCATTGCTCTAATTCTAGCCATGTGATCTTTTGCAGCCTGAGACCCCTTAACAAATTTAGATGCTCCACCTCTTTTCATTGTTCCTTTCATTAGTTCTTTTCGTGGTTCATATGATTCTAATGGTGCGGTAGGTTTAATAGTAGTATTCATATCATTTGCTTTATATAATGCTCCTCCTTCTTTCATTGCTTTCATACTAATTCTTTTTTTACGACCTGCTCCTTTAGTAATTCCTTTAATAAGTGCATCTTCAACAAGTGGAACGACAATAGGCGATGCTTTATCATATGTAAATTTGGCAGCATCAGTAAAACCCCGTGCGAAGTCATCAAAAAATCCCGCTCCTTTTTTCTTGCGTCCTCTTTTCATCCCAGAACCTAAAAATTTATCAATTTCTTGACTTGCTCTATCAGTTCCATAATCTATTCCTTCTTTTAATTTATTTAATGCTTTATCTTGTTCTTTTTTAATTCTGTTTGTTGCTTTATCCTGACCTTCTTTAACAAGTTTTTTATATTGTTTTTTTCCGTGTTTTCTGACTTCTTTATAAACTGGCTCTATTATAGGTTTGGCGAGATTATAAGTATATTTGGCAGCATCAGTAAAACCCCGTGCTACATCATCAAAAAAACCAGCACCATCCATTTCATCATCACTTGAATCATATCCTCCATGATATCCACCTCCAGCAACAGCAAGAGTTGATGGATAAGCATAATTTACATTCCCAGGAAGAACATACTCACGAAGACGACGACCACCAAACATTGTTGGTTGTGTTGTTTCAGTAATATATCTCTGATTAATAGTGTCAATTTCATTTGCGATCATTCTGTTGTAATCTTGCATTAATATATAAAATAATAATATATATTTTTTATTTAAAAAAATATATATTATTTATAATTTTTATAATAAATTTTTTTTAATATTCAATTAATGATTAATATCCTTTACATTAAATGACGAGATAAACGACCGCCACTAGCACCGCCACCACTTGGACCCGCCCCCTTTCTATGTCTGTATTTTCTGACTAATTGAGCAAGTCCAGATAATGCACTATCATTTACACGACCGCCTACAAGTCTTTCATAAGCGTGAGTATCAAGAGCACTAACTGGATCACCTTTTTTAGTATCAAGGACTTTCTGCTTAGTAAGAAGACCGACATTAAATTGAGATGCACCTTGCATTGTTGTAAAGATTCCACTATTTAGGCATACGACACAAATTTCTGGTGTAATTGATTCAGCGAACTGATTGGAGACATTAACAGTAAAGAATAATTGGAACTGACCGAGAGAACCAGCAGAAAGGAAATCAGGAAGATTTAAATCTTTAGGATCAATTACAAGAACAGACCCAGATGTGGTTTGAACACAAGTGGAACCAGTTAGTGTATATTTAGAACCACGAACTTGTGTAGCCCCAGCAATCGTTAATTGAGTAGGTGATTTTCCACATGTATTTGCTAGACCTCTAAATTGTTCCCATGATTGATTAGAACCATTCATAACAGACATTCTATATAATTGTTCTTGTGTGCAGTTTGCGAGGAGACCTTGAACATTGTTAAATGAAACACTAATTTGATTAATTATTAAAAATGCATCAGGATCATAACGACCTTGTTGAGCCATGGGTTTTCTAATAGTAATAATTATTTTATCAGGAATAATGTTAAGTTGGAGAGATGTAGATGTTAATGGAGCTGAAGCCATTGTAAAACTTCCATTAGATACCCCCACAGCAGGAGTTGATGCATTAGCGGCTTGAATTCTACCAGTTGGAATAAAAGCATCTAATGATGTGTTTTGTGATGGATTTGATAAATAACGAGGAATATCAAAATATGGCAATACATTACGAGATTTAATAGTTCCATATTGAGACGGTTGTAATGTAAGCATATTAATCAATAATGTGGGATTTACAAATGGCTGTAATGATTCTGCAAGATTTGCACTAAGAACTGCACCAGTAGCCATTGTAGTGCTATAGTATTGAGCACCTAACGAAACACTATAAGCATCTGACTCATTTACCATAGTAGTTCCATTAGATGATAAGAAATAACCAGTAGCACTAGATAAAAGACGAGATGCCGCCGAATCAATATTAAATTGAATATTCATGTTATTAATGCCCATTAATGCGGCTTGGTTATTTCCCGATGGTGAGAGAGTAAAAGGACTAATAAATAATGGTTCTGTGGTTGTAAATGAGCAGATAACTTTGAAAGTATTACCGACTGCACCTAAAACAGAACTATAACTGTAAAAATCAGTTCCATTAGCGGCTATTTGAATAATTTGTATTTTATCAAATTTAAATGCACCACGAGGAACAAAATCACGATCTAGACCTTGACCAGTTAAATCAGATAGAGGACTGTTATTTGCTACATTTGTAATACCATAAGCATTAGCAGAAGAAGTAGGACCAACAACCAATTGGTTAGCGTTTTGACTTGTTTGAACAACTCCTAAACAAGCAGCCCTTAAGTCTTCAGCACCATCATCATAATTCACCACAGACCCGCAATTTGAATAATATGAATCAACTAAGCAAGGGCATAATGATTTATAACGATTTAATTCTCTTTGATCATATAAAGATAATAAAGAAGGTAATACATCTTTTAAATTGATAGATGTAGATGAGTTATTAATTTGAGCGTTAGCAGTGTTAATAAGACGATTGAAAGGAAAGGATTGAAGAGCATCAAGCAACCCATATTGCCAGACACATAAACCAACACCACCATTTTCAATACCATTTACATTAGGAGTGATGTTTAAAGTAAAGTTAATTTGACTCTTCATTAAAATATTTTTATCAATCGCTATTTGTTCAGATGGAACGATAACATTCCAAATTACATTTGAAGCCGATGCAGTTTGAGCAACAAAGGATTGATAGGATGATTGTGCAGCACCAGCAACGACCCCATAGGTCATTTCGTCAGTCATTTGTAATCTAGAATCTTCAATTAATACGGTATGGAAATCACTCATTATATATATATATAATGATTATAAATTTAATTTAAAAAAAAATTAAATTTATAATATTATTTATTTTTTATACTTTTTTTAAAGTTTTAATAATTATTTATTTTGATTTGTGCTTTTTTTTGTAAATAATATTTTTAATGAACATGAAGCACCAGATGGTAGGCGTAAAGGATTTAAAACACCAAATTTATCTCGCCAATAAACTTGTATATCTATATTAGATAATGGATTTGTTCCATGCATTGAAACGAGTCTATATTCTGCTAGTGGATTATATAAAATAAAAGGAGTATATTCTGCATTATCTGCTATGATATCCGTTATAATAGGGGCTATAGTGGAATTATTAGATTGTTGTTGTGTGATACCATCCACGAAAATTTGAGGAGCACTAACATTTTGAGTTGCAACAGGTAATGTTGTAGAACAGAACACAACAGCAACAACTGGACACCACATTGAAATGGATGATCTTTCTTGAACTACTTGAATTGCATCATATTGAGGATTAACAAAAGGGAATGGAGTTATAGAAGAACCCGCAAAAAGATCTGGTTGAATCTTCCAAACTAAACCTTTTAAAACACCATAACTATCTCTGCCCGAATAACTATTAACAGTAGCAGGAAGAGAACCGAATAATTGATATAATGGAGGATTCATAAATATTGATACAGTATCAACACCCGCATTAATAGAATATACTGCTTGATCGCAATACAAAACAAATTTTTGATTCTGAGTGTCAAATGTAATAACTGGAGGATTAGGGTCTATTGTATTTCCAACTTGTGAATTTAATCCAGCCAAACAATCACGGAATGCAGTATTAACCAAATTTAAAAAGTATTGTATTTGTAAGCAATAATAATAACCGCTTACATTATCTTGGAATCCATTAGTAGTTTTATTTGGTGGCGTTGGTAATGCTGCAGCCCTATCTTGTGGATACCATGATATGAAAGTTTGTTCAGTGTAAAATATGCCATTATATAATTTTTGTAATGATACAGAATATATTGTTAAATTAATATCACTTTGATTTAATTGAATCTCAGGAATAAAAACGGGTAATATCTGACCAGTATCAACGGAGAATCTAATAATACTTAAATAATAATCTTCTGGTTTATCAAGATATGGTTGTGTTCTACTCTCATTAAAATTAATAATGGGCGGAACTGTTGTTGATGTATTAAGATTTGAAATAGTAATGTCATAATAGTTCTTATCGGGATAAACTTTTTTATTTTGGAACATTGTATATATATTAATAATACAAAAATTTATATTAAAAATAAATTAATATTATAAAATAATCATTTTTATAATATTAATTTTAGATTATAATAAATAAAAATCTATATAAAATATAATAAATTTAGATTTTAAACTTAAATAATCTATAGATTTCTTTATTTACATTTCTTATAAGTAATAATTTTAAAATTATTACTTATATATAATCTATTTCTGTTTAGATTTCTTCTAGATTTCTTATTTTACATTATTTTATAATAAAATCTATAGATTATTTATTATGAATAATCTATTATTAAGAATTTTTTTATTTTAAATTTATTTTATTATATAATATATATATATAATAAAATGTCATTACAGAAAATTAAAGCGATTAAAGATTATGAGCGTAATCTTGCACGAATGATTAGTGATGCCGATATTAAAAATACTTTTGGAGGTGATACTAAAATAATTAAGTATTCAGAATTAAAAAATTATAAAACCTTTTTTGATCTTCTTACAGAAAATAATGGATCAGAATGTTTTTGTGTTGTATTAACTGAAAGCGATTATAATGAAGGTCATTGGTGTTGTTTATTTAGAACGAAGAACGATGAAATATATTGGTTTGACTCTTATGGAATAAAACCAGATGGAGAACTTAAACTAATACCTGAACGCATCAGAAAAATGTTAGGAGAAAATTCTAATGAATTACAAAGATTAATTAAAACAGTTCCTAAAGGTAAGTTCCATTATCTGAAGGAGAAGCATCAAGTTTTAAAAGATGGAATAAATACATGTGGAAGATGGTGTATGATATATATTAAAATGTGTTTAATGGGTTTTAGTATAGATGAGATTAATGAGTTTATATTAAGGAAATCACAAGAACATGGAAAACCACCCGATATATTAGCGGTAGATTGGACGCCTACTTAATTAAGGTTAGGGACATTTTTATAAAATATATAGGTTAGGGACATTTTTATAAAATATATAGGTTAGGGACATTTTTATAAATATTATTTTTTATGTTTATGATGGTTATCATCGTAAGTATTATTATTAATATGATTATATATATAATATCATCATATTAATAAGGTTAGGGTGTTAGGGACATTTATTTTATATAGATTATATCCCTAACCCAAAAATTATTAATTATTATTATTTTTATTATTTATTTGTGTATGTAGTTATGATTTATTATTATATGAATATATAAATATTTGTTAAGGTTAGGGAGGTTAGGGAGGTTAGGGACATTTTGAGAAATCCTATAAAAAATTATTTTTTTTTTTATTTTTTTTTTTTTTTAAAAAGAATTTTTTTGGCTATCCCTAACCCTAACTCCCTAACCCTAATAATGAATTATTTTCTTTAAAAATATATAATATAGAAAATAATTTCTTTAAAACTATTTAAAGAGATATTGATATAATATAATATATAATGGAAAACCAAATTAAAATGGATGAACTTAAAAAAATGAACAAAATCAATTTAATTAAAACTTTTGAAACTAATTATAAAAAAAAAAATCTAATTGAGGAGAAAGTTGCAGATTTTAATAACATGCTCAGAATATTATACATGGAGCAACAAGTTATTAATAAACTCATAAAAGAAAAAGAAGAAGAAGAACAACGACAGAAAGAACAGAAGATACAAGAAGAGAACAGAATTAAAAACGAAATGAATAATATTGATACTATATATTGGATAAGTGTTAAAACAAAATATGAAATTCCTATTGATTCATTTAACTTTTCAAGAAGTTTTTTATATAAGACCATTAAAACAAATGATGGATATAAGTTTATTTTTAAAAATGATTATGATTATTTAACTGCTAAAGACTTAACAACATATAGATCTGATTATAAAAATGAAAAAGATTATAAATGGATTTATGGTTTATCACCAACAACCACACGAAAACCAGAACCAGAACCAGAATCAGAATCAGAATCAGAATCAGAATCAGAA